GCACTTCTTTATGCTTTTTGTACCAGTTATGGGTCTCTGGACTTCTTCTATTGGTATCATCGGTCTTGCTCTTAACCTCCGTGCATACGACTTTGTATCTCAGGAGATTAGAGCGGCAGAGGACCCTGAGTTTGAGACGTTCTACACGAAGAATATCCTCCTTAATGAGGGTCTTAGAGCGTGGATGGCACCAGTAGACCAACCTCATGAGAACTTTGTATTTCCAGAAGAAGTGTTGCCCCGAGGCAATGCTCTGTGATATACTAGGAGGGGATAACCCTCCTTTTATTTTCTCTAAATATTTTTCAGTTCGCGTATGAGCATGATAACCAGAAAGAAAAAAATTGCAATCATTGGTGCTGGTAATGCTGCTTGTATCACTGCAATGCACTATTATTTTCATGGTAAAGATTTATTTGATAAAATTACTATATACTACGATCCATCAATTCCAATAGAAAGAACTGGTCAAGGAACAACATTAATGATCCCAAGTCTATTGAATGGAGTTTTTGGTATAAATTGGTACAATCAATTAAATTTAATAAAAGGAACTAGGAAAGACGGGATTCTTTATGAAAACTGGGGTAAAAAAACTGAAAAAAATTTTCATCCATTCCCATTGAACAATTGTTCTATTCATTATATTCCTCAACTATTATCAAAATTAATTTTAAGTTGTGGGCTATTTGATGTCATAGAAAAAAATGTTCAAAACCCCGAAGAAGAAATTGATGCGGATTACATTTTTGATTGTAGAGGAAGACATAATCGTAACAAAGATCTGTATGAAAAACTCATAAATCCATTGAATTCTGTAATACTTGGTAGAGATAATACACCAGATCCAACTTTACATTATACTAGATGCGTTGCCACTCCTGATGGTTGGACGTTTGTAATTCCGAATCATGACAGTGTTTCTTATGGATACATTTTCAATAATACAATAACAGATAAAAATGATGCGGCTAAAAATTTAATAGATATATTTGGAGTTATTCCCGATGGTCATCTAGAATTTGAAAATTACATTGCTAAAAACTTTTTTGAAGGAGAAAGAACTATCTTAAATGGAAATCGTGGTTCATTTTTAGAACCCTTAGAGGCAACTTCCGTAGGGTTTTATCTAAAAATAGCTAGGTATGCCTGGGATCATATCGTAAATGGTGAAAGTAAAGAAGTTTGTAACCAAAATATTCGAAAAGAAATGTTTAAAATCCAGACGTTTATTTTGTGGCATTATCAATTAGGTTCAAAATTTGATACTCCGTTTTGGCAATATGCAAAGACATTACCATTTACTCCAGATGATGAATTTAATTCTATGATTCAAATGGCAAAAAACAGTGATGCAGTGTCGGAAGATATATATTCCCAATGGGGAATTTTTTCATTTAGAAATTGGATACAAAATAATTAATACATATGAACATGAAATTTACAGTTTATTCTAAAGACGGTTGCCCCTATTGCACAAAGGTGCAGCAGGTGCTACAATTGGTAGAGTTGCAGTATATCGTATACAAACTGAATACTGATTTTACTCGTGAAGAATTCTATGCAGAATTCGGAGAAGGATCTACTTTTCCTCAAGTAGTTGTAAATCAGCAACATATTGGTGGCTGTACAGAAACAGTTCAATATCTGAAGGAGCAGAACTTGGTTTGATGACAAATAATACTCAGGAAATTTATTCTGACGTAGAAAAAGCAATTGATTATGCATTTAACGGTCAATTTGTAATGAAGTTCTACGACTATCTTAAGATTCGTGGAACTAAAAAAGTAGAAGTTGAAGAATTCATTGAGAGTTCAACAGCACACGAAATCAATAATCTTGTAATGGAACTTGAGGAATATCTTGAAGGTGGTTCTGATGGTATGTATAAACAACTTCGTGAAGCTTATGGGCATATCCCAAAACCAACTGCAAGAAAAATCAAAGAATATTTGTATGGCATCTTAGAAGATGCTTGGAAGTATAATCATGACAAGAGACGTGGGCGACGCAAAAAGCAAACTAAATAGAAACGAACCCCAAATTAATCGGGGCATTGAGTTACTACTACGAAATAGGAGGAAGAGATCATCAAAGCCAAAAACTTTTCAAGTGAAATTTGGTAAAATGATTTCTCTTTTCCGCAGAGAGTATCATTTCTACATTGAGTTTCACTTTGATGTAAGAAACAAATAACTCTCTGGAGAAAAAAAATGTTAGCAGTAGCACTTACCATCGGCACATTAGTTTCAATCATGTTCTTTTTTGTTGGTGGTGTAATAGGATGGATGGCAAAGGAACATTTTTATCAAACTTCGCCAGTGTATACGCACCCAGAGATGTTTGACTCGAATGGAAACATCATTCCCGATGAAATTTTAGCTGTGAGATTTGAAAACGATTATGACTACGACGAAGACGAGGAAGACGACTGAAACTGAAGTTAAACTTCCACCCAATCCATTTATGAATGAGATCCTGGATCTCGTTTCAAAACAAAAAACGAATGCAAAAAAAGTTGAAGTTTTGAAAGAGCATGAGAACGATGCGTTGAAATCGCTACTCATTTGGAACTTTGATGAATCAATTATTTCTGTTCTCCCACAAGGGGAAGTTCCTTTTAAACCAAACGAAAGTCCATTAGGAACTGATCACTCATCACTGAGACGAGAGTTCAAGCACTTTTACAATTTTGTAAAAGGTGGCAATGATACTCTGCCTAGTATTCGTAGAGAAACTATTTTCATTCAGATTCTTGAAGGTCTTCATCCTGATGAAGCAGAAGTTCTTTGTCTTGTAAAGGATAAGCAATTACAATCCAAATATAAGATTACGAAGGAACTTGTATCTGAAGCTTACCCCGACATTCAGTGGGGAGGCCGTTCCTGATGTGCTTGGTTCTTCATCAGAAATGTGAAAAATCGGCAGCGAAAGATAAATCGCTGCCTTTGAACTCTTATCTTGTTACATATATTTCTGAAGAGGAAACTTTTTATGATATTGTAATTTGTAACAAACAGGTTGATATCTTTGATATGTATTGGGATAAATACCGTGAAGGATTACAAGACATACGATGGACCGATGGGAGAGTTAATCCCAAACTATGGCAATCTAGAACGGAGAAAACAAAAAAATGAGTTCAGGTTTTAGTGAAGAGAAAATTGAAGTATCGATTGATAAAGATAAACTCCAAGAAGTTTTGAAAGTTTATAAAAGAATTAAGCGATATCAAAGATCTAGTTTATTTGAAATTAAAACTATGGATGGAACAGAAACTCTTGTGAGTGATTTACTTAAGGAACTAGAAGAAGATGGGTAAGCATTATCTTTTGAATTTATATGGGTGTTCGTTTGTCTTATTAGATGACGAACGATGCCTTATAGATCTATTAGAAAATGCTGCGGTAGCAAGTGGTGCCACAGTGGTTCAAACTATTTCAAAAAAGTTTGAACCACAAGGAGTCACTGTTATTTGTTTATTGTCAGAAAGTCATATCAGCATTCATACTTGGCCAGAAGAAGGTAAAGCGGCAGTGGATGTTTATACCTGTGGAGATTGTAATCCAAAGATAGGATGTGATATAATTATTCAGCAACTCTATGCTCAGAATCACACCCTGAGTTACATAGAACGGTAACAAAAGTTACAAAAAAAGTATATAATATATTATACGTTCATCCCAATAGGGACGGAAGTAGGGAAACTGAAGGAACGCAAATTTACCACAAAGTAAAGGAGCAACCTAATGTCTAAAGTTGTATATCGTGGTGTTGAATATGACACCCAAAAGCGTATTGAATACCAACAGCAAATGATGCAACAGCCTCAACAATATAATGAAACATATCGTGGGGTCAAGTTTGTAAAAGAGGGGCACAAGTGATGAAAAAACTTAACTTCCTACAACTTATCAAAGAACAAAAACAAAAAGAAGAGCGTCGTCACCAAGCACAACTAGCACAACTCGTTGGAGCAAAGTGATGTTTGCAGTATTACAAATTACCGCAGGTTGTGCGGTTGTAATTACTTTATTGTCTCTTTATATTCAATTTTTATTCAAATAAAATCAGGAGGGTTTACACCCTCCTTTTTTTGTGGTAAAATGGATTGAAAGAATATCATTTTATGGACAAAGACAAACTTAAATTGATTGTTCGCAATCTAGAATTGCTTGTTGATTCTTTGAAGTCTGAAGTTTATTCGGATACTCAAAGTTATATGGAGTATGATAAAATTACAGCAGCTCTCAATGATTATGATGAGGTGTTTGAAGATGATGATGGTTACCCCGATTAATTAAATGACAGTAAAACTTATTTCCATTACTCCAGATGCCGAAAAAACAATGGCATTTATTGCAAGAGTCTCTAATCCTGCTAATCAGGACAACGAGAACTATGCCAAGTTGCTTGCTTATTGTATTAAGCATAATCATTGGTCTGTGTTTGAGCAGTCTTCTATGACACTTGAGATTGAAACTACTCGTGGTATCGCGGCTCAGATACTTCGTCACCGCAGTTTCACATTCCAAGAGTTTTCACAACGTTATGCCGATACAAATCTTTTGACTGAATATATTCCAACTCCAGACCTTCGTCGTCAGGATACTAAGAATCGTCAAAACTCAACAGATGATCTTGATGGATATTTAAAACTCACTCTTCAAGGTGAAATTGCAAAGCATTTTGAAGAATCAAACAAACTTTATAAGAAACTTCTTGATCATGGAGTGGCAAAAGAGTGTGCAAGGTTTGTACTGCCCTTGGCGACGCCCACACGCATCTATATGACGGGTTCTTGCCGCAGTTGGATTCATTATATCAATCTTCGTTCGGCAAATGGGACTCAGAAAGAGCACATGGATATTGCACTTGAGTGTAAAAAAGTATTCTCGGAACAGTTTCCATCAGTTTCGGAAGCACTGGAGTGGGTCTAAATAACATTACATATTATTAAATATTATGGCAATTTATCCGATTATTCACGTAGAGACGGGAGAAAAACGAGTAATCGAAATGAGTGTTCATGACATTACTCAATGGTATAAAGACAATCCCGAATGGAAAAGGGATTGGTCTGAAGGGTGTGCATCTGCAGGGGAAATTGGAGAATGGGCTGACAAACTCATTCAAAAAAACCCAGGGTGGAATGATGTGTTAAGAAAAGCTTCTAAAGCTCCAGGATCAAAAGTTAGACCTTTTAATTAGTATGCCAAGAAAAAAATCAGCAGGAATCGGAACCAGTCCAGTTCCCTTTGGAATGAGCAACAAACAAATGAAGAGGAAGAAACCAATCAATCTCGATTACATCAGAGCTATTGATCCTCTTACAGATAACCAGGAACTTTTATTTGATGCATATGATGATGGTAAAAACATCGTTGCATATGGAGCTGCTGGAACGGGTAAAACATTTATTACTCTTTACAATGCACTTCAAGATGTTTTAAACGAAAAATCTCCATACGAAAAAATTTACATCGTTAGGTCTCTGGTTGCTACTCGTGAGATTGGTTTTCTTCCTGGCGATCATGAAGATAAATCTTCACTTTATCAAATTCCTTATAAGAACATGGTAAAGTATATGTTTGAGATGCCAACAGATAATGATTTTGAAATGCTGTATGGTAACTTAAAAAATCAGGGAACGATTAGTTTCTGGAGCACATCATTTATTCGCGGTACAACTCTTGACAATGCAGTTATCATTGTTGACGAGTTTCAAAACCTTAATTTTCACGAATTAGATAGTATTATCACTCGTGTTGGTGAGAATACAAAAATTATGTTCTGTGGAGATGCAACTCAAAGTGATTTGGTGAAAACGAATGAGAAGAATGGAATCATTGATTTCATGCGTATTCTTCATCAAATGCCGTCCATGGAACTGATTGAATTTGGACTGGAAGATATTGTAAGATCTGGTCTCTGTAAAGAATACCTTGTTGCCAAAGCTGAACTGGGAATGTAATGGCAAATATAAAAATATATTATTTGGATTTTACTCTTGGCGAATTTGGAGATAATAATTATCTGCATAGAGAAAGAGACCTGTATAATGATGATTATGTTTTTACTCAATGCCCAGTATTCAATCATAAATCTAATAGAACTTTTGTTGGATTTTCTCCAATAGATTTCTCAATTGAAGTTGATAGATTTAAAAATTCAATCATATGTGACAATATAAATTATGTTCATTGTGATGATGAACATATAAATTCACCAAATCCAGTTTTGCAATTAAGATTTCCTAAATTTTTATTTTGGACTGATGAGCCCAATGTTTGGTTTGAATATAGAGATCATCCAATGACATCTTTAAACAACAATATGGTTGGTGTCGAAGGGTGGTTTAATATTTCAACTTGGCCAAGAAGTCATAGCACTGCTGTTACGATTGTTGATGAAAAAAAACCCGTTATAATTAAAAAAGGAGATCCTCTTTTTAGAGTTTGTTTTTACTCTCCAAATCTAGACTCTGGTATTATTTTAAAAAAAATTACTAACCCAGATCAAGTGTCTAAAATTTCAGAAAAGTATCATTCAATAGATAAAAACGCATCAAATTGGAAAACAAAAATATTTTCAAAAAAACAAGAAAAGACATGTCCATTTAAATTCTTATACGACCGATGACATTCAATCATGTAGAACTTGATCTTCCCAGATTGGAGAGAGACACCATTGATGGTGTAAGGTATTATAATGTCCCTGGTGAAACTGATTTAATCAAATTGGTTTCAATTACTTCTGTCATCAGTCATTTTAATAAAGATTTTTTTGCCTCTTGGCGCAAGAAAGTTGGTGATGCTGAGGCAGATAAAATTACTCGCATGGCCACTGCAAGAGGGACTGATACTCATACTTTAATCGAGCAATATCTTCGCAACATGGATTGCAATTCGGATGTTCTTCCAATTTCTGAAATGCTATTTCAAGTTTCAGTTCCAGAGTTGAAGCGTATAAATAATATCTATGCACTAGAAGGTTCTCTTTACAGTAAATATCTTGGTATCGCTGGTACTGTAGATTGCATTGCAGAGCATGACGGAGAACTTTCTATTATTGACTTCAAGACTTCTAAAAAACCAAAGCCAAAAGAATGGATTGAGCATTATTTTGTTCAGTGTGCGGCATATGCATGTATGCTTCATGAATTAACAGGATTATCGGTTAAAAAGTTTGTGATCATTATGACTTGTGAAACAGGAGAGTGTGTAATCTACGAAGAGCGAGATAAGGAAAAATATATTCGTCTTTTAACTCAATACATTAAAAAATTTGTCACAGATAAACTGTCAAGTCTTGACAAATAATAAGTTATGTATTATGATGATCAAAAGTTTTATTATAAATGTACATCACGGTTTTAGGACAAATGCACAATGAACTCGAAAAAGTATTCGAAGACAAGTTTTTCTGCCCAGCAAAATTTGCTCAAGAAATTGAGGGTTTAGTGCATAGCGATTTAAGCATGAATTACATAGATGCTATCGTGTATTTTTGTGAAAAAAATAGCATCGATTTGGAAAGCGTTCCTAAGTTGATTTCAAAACCACTTAAGGAAAAGATTAAATATGAAGCAATGCAATTAAACTTTCTTAAACGCAGTTCAAGAGCTAGATTAATTTTCTAATGGCAATTATTCACGAAATAAAAGATCCCTTTCCACATTTAATTGTGGAAAACATGTACGATGAACAAGAACTTGAATTGATTTGGGAAGAACTTAACTTCCTAACCAAACCAGGGAAATTGCTAAATCCCGAAGATTATGGTGTAGCAGGAGCAAAAAATGGAAATCCACATACAACTGCATTAGGAATTCAATTGGATGATGCTTACACTAATAGAAATATTTCCAATATTTTAAATGTAAATAGAAAATTATTTAATTATTCTCAAATTTATGGAAAATTGAGCCCACATCACATAAAATTTGAAAGATCAAACCACGATATTACAAAAATTAGATATTATCATGATGGTGAATCGTATTCACCACATGCAGACACAAAATTTGACACATTAGCTTGCACATATTTTCACAAAACTCCAAAAAAATTTTCTGGTGGGGAACTTTATTTCCCAGATTACAACTATCAAATAAACTGCGATAATAATCTTTGTGTTATTGTACCCTCATATTTTTACCATGGAGTTAGAGAAATAAAAATATCAGATAATGATTATTTTTCTGGATATGGTAGATATTGTATGACTCAATTTGTATATACTATTCCAGATAAAGATGATTAATCAAATCTATCACACTTCTCACTGTGGATCTACGCTACTAATTTCTTTATTAAAGGAAGTTACAGAGGCATATTCTGAACCATTTTGGACTCATCAGGTAATAAATCATAATATTGATTTTTTTGAACATATTGGTCAATATAATGCTGGTACAATAAAACTACCTAGCGCATTATGTCATTTTGCGTCACAGTCAAATGGAAAAAAAATATTTTTATATCGTCAGTTAAAGCAACATCTTCTTAAAATTCTTCCCGATAGAAAAATAGCATATATTGATAGTAATTATTATCCATATTTTCGTAAAAATATTCATCCAAGTTTAAAAAACATTGAGTTTGATACTATAGAAAAAATGAATATTTTTTTATGGGCTAATAGAATCATGTGGATATCCGAGTGTCCTGATATTTCGTGGATCAATACCAACGAATTTTTAACCAATAAAAAAGAAACTTTAGATTTTGTTTGCGATCATTTTGAAATAGAAAAGATAAAAAATATTGAATTGGCAGACATTCATGTCAAATCTATTGGAATGAATCACAATGACATCGAATTAAATAAAGTTTGCGTAAATTTAGATCAAGGTATTTGTGTTGAGTCTGATTTTGGAATTATTTCTGATGAAGTATGCTACAATAATCATAAAGTTCGTCAACTTGTAGAGTGGACTCGTGATAACCTTCCGTTTATACCACAATACCTACTTTGACGGCCAGCAAAATTTAGCTTTGATTCTATTTTTTGGGCGAAAAAAATCCCGGTAAAATTTTTCACTTATTACTTTTTTAGAATGGATTCTTATTTTGATGTAAAACAACTTTTACAGAATGTACCCATTTTTGGATTAAAAATTCCAGATGAAATAGTTTTAGAAATTGATATTTGGGTTCATGAAGCAAAAAAAATTAAGTCACATCCACTATATTATCTTAAGGCTCATGAAAATATTGGATACAATCCACTATCAAATAAAAAACATAATGCATATCAGTGTAGTATATCTCCATCATTGATTGAAAATTCTTTCTGGTTGGCTTATACATTAAGGGCATGTTCTCATATTTTTGGAGGGGATCATAGGAATTATAAAATTAGGAAATGGGATGGACATTTTGATGGATACGATATATGGGCAAATTTTGCATACATTGGAAATGAAAACCCAACACACTGCCATTCAGGAAATATATCTGGTGTGATTTATTATCAAAATCACAATCATCCAACTATTTTTCCAGATTATAATCTTCAATATACTGGAGACAATAAAACTATGTTATTATTTCCTAGTAGTACTTATCATCGTGTAGATCCTCAAAAAAAAGACGAAGAAAGAATCACATTAGCATTTAATATAGAATTTAATGATGCCCTTTGATACCTATAAAACCTATATTGCACTGAAAAATCACTTTACGCAACCTAATTATGATTACCAAAAGTATTGTGGAAAAATTAAAGCGAGTGTCCAGTCCTTTTACAAACGAAAGGACCGATTTTGGTTCGAAAAACTGTCCCGTAATAAAACTGACAAAGAAATTGAGGACTTTTTTGTCAGCAATTTTGTTATGGCCTCTGATCCTGCTAATTTGTGGGTCGGAAGTATTATTCGTGAAGGTGACCGAAATTATACAGACTGGCAAAGAAAGATTCAATCGTTGAGTTATATTTTTAAGGAAGAATCAGATAAACTTTTCTCTGAGAATAAATTTGAGGATGTTTTTGACTGCAAAAGCGGACACCCTCCAGTTTTGAAAAGTTTCTTGAGTGGGAAAATTAGCCTTGAAACACTGGTAATCTATGATAGAATCTTTATGTTCGCAAAATCTTTTGACAAGAAGTTAAAAGACCCGATTTGGGAGATTGTCAGTTTGAAAATGAAAAAGTATTCTCCTTTTCTAAATATCGATGTATTCCGTTATAAAAAAATCTTGAAAGAAATCGTGGTAGGTGCTCAATGAGTTTTTTTGATTCCGAAGTCGTCCGTTCTGAGATGACAGAAATTTCCGAGATGCAAGAAGAAATATATCATAACGTATTTCGCTTCTTTAAAATGTCTCGGGAAGATAAGATCAAACATGTTGACTTGCTTCAGAAATTACTGAACAAGCAGCAGGTTCTTTATACTCGTTTGAGTCTTTCTGATGATCCTGAAGCTAAAGCAATGAAGCAAAAGATCTCAGAATCTGCAACGATGATGGGTCTTGACGAAAATGTGGACATGAACATCATTTTTGGTAATATGTCCAAACTGATCGACGTGATGCGTGAGCAGATTGACAAAAACGACCTGAAGGATTAGAATAACGGGGTACACAAAGGCCAAATCCAATTTACACGAGGTACACATGTCTTTTGCTAATCTTAAAAAGCAATCTAAACTTGGTTCTCTCACCGAAAAACTGGTGAAAGAAGTTGAGAAAATGAGCACTGGTTCTGGTGGTGCAGATGAACGTTTCTGGAAACCAGAAATGGACAAAACCGGTGTTGGTTCTGCAGTGATTCGTTTCCTGCCTGCCCCTGAGGGTGAAGATCTTCCTTGGGTGAAGATGTATTCCCATGCATTCCAGGGCCCTGGTGGTTGGTATATTGAGAACTCTCTGACCACTTTGGGTCAGAAAGATCCTGTGTCGGAGCACAATCGTGAACTGTGGAACAGCGGTAGCGAGAAAGATAAAGAAACTGTGCGTAAGCAGAAGCGCAAACTGAACTACTACAGCAACATCTATGTTGTGAAAGATCCTGCAAATCCTCAGAACGAGGGTAAAGTGTTCCTGTTCAAGTTCGGTAAGAAGATCTTCGACAAGATTCTGAATGCAATGCAACCAGAATTTGAAGATGAAGAGCCAATCAATCCTTTTGATTTCTGGTCTGGTGCTAACTTCCGCCTGAAGATTCGTAAGGTTGAAGGTTATTGGAACTATGACAAGTCGGAGTTTGATAAGTCTGCTCCTCTTCTGGAAGATGATGATGCTCTGGAAACTCTTTGGAAGAAAGAGTATTCCCTGTCAGCAATCGTTGCTCCCGATCAATTCAAGTCCTATGATGATCTGGATAAGCGTCTGAAGTATGTGCTGGGAACCAAAGGAACTCCACGTATGCAGAGCTTTGAGGAAGAAGAAGAGTACGAGTCCTATGCTCAGACTCCTTCGAAAGAAGATAAAGTAATGGAAGAATTGGAAGCATCTTATCAAAAGAGCAAGTCTGCTCCTTCTCTTCCCAATCTTTCACCTGTGGAAGATGAGGATGAAGATGATGCGATGAAGTATTTCCAGAAACTGGTTGACGAGTGATTATTCAAATAATCTAATATTATTGCCTCTTTTTAAGGTGGAGTTCACGTATTGATCTCCACCTTTTTTGTATTCCATAATATCATCCAAGTCATTGAACAATACATTCAGGTATCTTGATTTTAAAATGTAGATATTTCTTTTATCTTCTTGAATTTGATTCTCATAATCATAATTTGTTACTGCGTTTCCAATGTTTGATTTTGTGACTTCTTGACCAAGTAAATCATCATAATAAGTAATTGAATAACCAGCAGAAACTTGTGTTCCTTTTGGAATTATTGTGATGCCGTTTGTGTTTAAAATTTCTTCAGTTTCGTAGTGATGAATACCGCTGTACAAGGTATCATAATCTCCATACTTTTCCAAAAGATATTTGTCAAAGGTAAACTGAGTCATAGGCCACTCAGTTTGAATGTTGAGAATATTGTTTGACAGAAGAACTACCCAGTCTAAAGTAGTTTCTTTATAGAATTTGTATGCAACATTATCTGGTCTTTCATCACCTACAACTTGATATTTGGTAAAAAATGAAAGATCTCCAAAAATATCTTCACGAATCTTTCCGCGCTTAAAAAGATTTTTTACATTATCATAGTTTGAAATGTAATGTTCGTCTTTGTTGCGACTAATATATTCAAAATTGGGAACTTGGCGAAAGTATGGTTTTGACATTTTAGTAACCTATAGAAGTTTTAGCTTTTTCATCATAATCTTCATTAAAGATTGGTTCAAGTTCATTAAACTGAAGAGTCAAACTATATTGAGTCATCGTTGCTTCTTTATCATAAAAAGTAGAATATGATCCATCAGGAGTGTAGTCAACAGAACATTGTGTCAAAGAGCAGGTTTTAATTTTATTGATTGATGTATGTTCTTGTTTCTCGTTATTTCCATTAATGTACTTTATTCTAAAAACATTTGGTGCTTTTAAGAATAAATCTTGACTTGTTTTGCGAACTGCCATTCCTTTTTTAAAGAAACGAATAATGCCTTTGACTTGATTTGCTTCAGCCTCACTTCTTGGTGAAAGTCTAAAACTAAAATTAAATGGTCTAAGTTGGGGACCATTGAATAAAAGTTCTAAGTTTGGGTTTACGACAGCACCAGAGAATCTTGAGAATAGATTAGTTCCAACTGCTTTTCCGGCAAACCATTGTTGAAGATATGATTGAATTGCTGGATTATCTTTGAATATATTTTTAAGTTTAGCGAAATCAGCTTCGGTATATCCAGATTGCTGACCTTTTAATGATAATTGTGCTCCTAACAGTTGAAGTGGGTTGATGGTATCATTTTGCCAATCTACAGAGTTATTATCACTGATTGTTGGTTGAATTGGTAAGTATACTTTACCAAGTATTTTTGTTTCTCCAACACCAAAATTTCTTTGTGCCAATGAAGGTACACTGGAGTTCTGAAATTGTGATCCTCTTCCAATATATTCAATCATCTCAAATTGAATATAATCTTGTTGATTATTTCCCAGTCCAGTTGGATAAATCCAACTACCATAAGAACCTGCAGTTTGTTCTGTAGATCCTGCAATTGATGTATCAAGTGGAGTCGGTTTTTGGTTGCCACTACCACCTGATCCTCCACCACCACCGCTGCCGTCAGGATCGCCATCAGGATCTGGTTGTGTATTTGATAACTTTGCAGCTAACTGTGGTGCCAATCCTGGTTGAGTTTTTACCGCTGTATTAATAATGGAGTTTTGTATTGCTTGATTCAAAACTCCATTTGGGTCATTTAATGATTGAAGTGCTGTTGCACTTAAGACTGGATCTCCTACATTTTTTCCGAAAGGAATGAGTCCTTTATCTGCATCATTTTGAGTATAGTATGTTGGACGAAATGTTTTTCCTTTATCGGTGGTGACCGCAGCAAATACATAACCTCCTTGATTAAACCCATTTCCGTTGTTTATATCACCAGGAGTCCAAACTTCACCTGTACTGGATCTACCGCCACCTTTTGTAGTATAATAAACACCAGTTACTGGGCTTCCTACAACTTTTCCATTATTATCTACTTGATAACGTGTTAATGTTCTAAAAAATAACTGAGTTCCATTTAACTTTGGACCAGTCCCATCGGAATATATGTATTTGGTTGCCATGAGACTTTTTTATCTATTTATTTACAAATTTTGCAAAAGGTAATGACCGCAAATATTCAATCTCATTGTTTCTTACAACATGCATCTTTCCTGCAACTTCTTCCCATGTATAATTGCGTGATTGCCCCCAGTGAAAATTGATTCCTTTGAATCCCCAACGTTCTACAGCAGTAACAGCAATCAATGGGTGTTGATCATATTGAATATTTGGAGTCTTTGATACGTATATAAAGGTATAATATTTGCCAACATCGGGAATGAACTCGGCATCCGTAAAAACTTCAAGAATATTCATCATAATGAGTTCCGCATCTTCAGAACCATCCAATTTTTGTTGAAGTTTTTTGACTCGTGGAGATGTCATTTGATACCGAGTTCGTTTTCTGTGATGATTTTAAATTCGATCATGTGATCTTTACAGAATTCTTCTGC